TATTGATAGTGCAAAAAATGTAGCAATGTCCTTGGCACTATCTGGTTACTATGTAAAACTGCGACAAGAGAGCGGAAGCTACATTTTGTCAGTTTATACCGACAGACTTAATAATAAAGATATATGAAAGAAGAAAAATCTGTTGTTATCCACAGATAAAACTGGCGAGCGGTTGGAATAGTTAGTATAATGATTACCAGATAGCTTTCTGCGTCTTCGGCCGACTCGAGAGTCATTCTCTTGGGTACAATCGTGAGCCTTAGAGTGTGCGGTGCAGGGGTGGCTTGCAGTGGGAGTTCAATACTCCCGTCCTCTGCTCCAAACCACTCCGACCGAAGACACAGGAAGTTATAATAAAAATTATGAGCAAAAAAATTACAAACAAATCTCGCAGAAGTGTTGCCTCTGAACTCGGCCGACGTGGTGGTCTGGCTGTGGCCAAGAAACTTGGCAAGGGTCACATGAAGCGGATTGGTCGCCTCGGTGCGAAAGCACGTTGGGGTGCCAAAACAAAATAGTCTCGCACCAACGGGGCTTTTTTGTTGTCTTTAATTAAATACACTATGCAAGAACAAAATGTACAACGTGAAATGACGAAAGAGGAAGCCGCTGATCTCGAAACCCGAGTCAAGAGCTTCAATGGCGATCTGATTCCGCTTCTCAAGAAGTGGGAACTCGGTCTCGGCGCATCTGCATTCCTGCTCCCTGATGGCCGAATCGCTGCACGACCCCAAGTCTTCAATGACCGCAAATTGGATGTCGCACCACCTGTGCTACCAACCGCACCAGCACCAGCTGGCGATATAGCCGAAGCATAACCATGATCTTGTTACTCGGAATTATTATTGGATTGCTGATCGCCATCGTTGTCGCTTTGACAACCTTGCTCTTCCGACATCCGATCCACCGAGTCTCTAGCATCATCGAGAAAAACATCGGTGCTGTGGGTCCGAAGCCAAAGGGCTTCATTGTCGAACCAACCACCGATGCAGAAGAATCTCGCGCCAACATCATTGCGAAGAACCGCAAGGAGGGCCGAGACACCCCCCTATCAGACTTAATGTAAATCGAATCATGGCAAAAACACAGAAAATTAGACCACGCGCAAAACAGATTCTAGTACGCCCTGACGGCGAGGATTCGCGTGAATCAAAGCATGGTATTCTGACTCCCACAAACGTGGAACAAGAGCAGAAAGCCATCGGTGAAGTGATAGCCGTAGGACCCGAAATCAAAGACATCAAAGTCGGCGATCGGGTTATTTATGGCGCATACGCAGGTGAGAAAGTGAAACTGCGCGAAAGCACGAAAGAGGTCGACTACGTGCTTCTGTTTGACGAGGATGTACTAGCATTCATCGAATGACCATGGATATATTGAAACTCATTGCAAACGGAGCAGGGCTAGCAATTTTATGGTTTATTGGAATGTTTGCATTGCCTATGCTTGCGATGCTTCTCTACGGCTTCATTACTGGATTCGATGACATGGAATTCGCAGGGATTGCGTTCTTTGTTACTTTTGTTCTTTATTGGATTGCATCGGGTGTTATTCTGATACTGCTATGAAAACAAAAGTAATCATTTGTAAGAAATGTGGCTATGCTAAAAATGAAAAAGAATTCTCCCCACAAGAGAGAATTGATGACGGTAAAGAACACATTTGTTTTGGATGTGAATTTGAAATAGCATGAGATACGGTCGTGACCTAGGATGCAGGTTTGGCCAACCCCACGATCTTGTGATGATACACGAGACCATACAGGTCAAGCACGAACAGTGCAAAATCTGTAGCAAAAGGTTTCGTTGGAATAAAGGCTACAAGATGCGCATAGAGAATGCTGAATACTTGAAAGCCCATGTCCGAAACTTCGCCCAGCGCACAGGCCCAACCAAACGTGTATACCACAAACTTTATTCACCAGAAAAAACTAAAATAGTAATATGACAGCACCAATTCACTTCGAACCAACAACGGTCACAGATCTCGCAGAGATACTCGTACCGAAACACAAACACTCTGGCTTATCTAGAGCGGCAGCCGAGTTCTTTATTGAAGAACATACGGCCGAATCACTCATCCCGCCTAATATTGATACCAATACTCTCAGGCGGTTCGTTGATTTCTTAATCGTTAAAAAGACATATAACTAGCCATGCAAAACCAAACTGAAACAAAGATAATCCATGACAAGACGTTCGACGTGATCAAATCAGCTGTCGACAAAATGGTGAATTTTATTCGTCCGACTTTCGGGCCCGCAAGTAACAAGGTTCTCATATCAAAAAATACTCACCGCATGATCGTGGATGATGGTGTGCAGATTGCCCGAGACTTCGAACTCTCTGATCCTGCCGAAAATGCTGTTGTAAGCATCATTCGTGAGGTGGCTGTCAAGACCAATGACCGCGTAGGTGACGGAACTACCAGCTCCCTCATCATGTTGCAAGCAATCATTAGTGAAGTCGCTCGCAAAGGCAACTACGATGGTCGCAAAATCGAAAAGGAACTGCTTAAGGGATTAGACGAAGTGCGTTCGCACTTAAAGAAAAACGCCCACGAAATCAAGACTAAAGACGAGCTGAAAAAGGTGTCGATGATTTCATTTGACAACGAGAAAGTGTCCGAGATGATATCCGACCTTTACTGGAAACTCGGTAAAGACGGAGTAATCACCATCGACAAGTCTCCGACCATGGACACTACTAGCGAAATATCCGAGGGTATAAAGATTGATCGTGGCTACATCAGCCCATACATGATCATCAATCCCGAGCGTATGGAATCAGTGCTTGAAAAGCCGAGCATCCTTATCACTGACTACCGCCTTACAGAAGCCAACGACATCATCCCGATTATGAATAAAATGGCAGCGGCAAACAAACGTGATCTAGTAGTTATCTGCGAAAACATGGAACAGTCCGCGCTCGCAACAGCTGTGCTAAATAAAATTCAAGGCAAATTCCTTGTGATCGCTATCTGCGCTCCATCTACAGAGGATCGCAAGGTAACCCTCGAAGATATTGCTCTCCTCACAGGTGCCAAGATGTTTACCGAATCAAAAGGCGACAAACTCGAAAATGCCGAGATTGCTGACCTTGGTCACGCTACCCGTTTCATTTGCCGACAAAATGAATCTGTCATTGTGGGACCAAAAGGCAAGCGATCAGATATTGCAGTGGCTATCATCAGCATGCGCGCCAACCTCGAACACGAAAAAGACGAAAAGAAAAAGGAATCCATCAAGAAACGGCTCGGCATGTTCACTCAATCAGTTGCCGTAATTAAAGTAGGCGCGCCAACCGAGAACGAGCAAAAGGCACTCAAATATAAGGTCGAAGATGCGGTGAACTCTACACGCGCGGCTTTCCAAGGCGGTATCGTTTGCGGTGCTGGCGTTGCTCTCTCAAAGATTAGAACCTCAAGCCCTATCTTAAATGAAGCTCTCCAATACCCACATCGACAGCTCATGGATAACATGGGAATCAAGGACCCTGAAAAAATGGCAGAAAACCTTGACGACGACCATGTGATGAACGTGGTGACTGGCAAAGTAGGTCCGTACCTATCAGTCGGCGTGGTTGATCCAGTCGATGTGCTGATTGCTGGCGTTGAAAGTGCTGTATCAATCGCATCGATCCTCGTAACAACATCAGGAATGGTGGTCGAACACGTCGCAAAATCGCCAATCGTGAACGGCTAAATTACTCAAAAAACAGCTTAAAATAACGCTATTATGCAAAAAACAAAAGAACTTCTAGACCTGCTTGTGAAAGCTATCGTCGATCATCCCGATGATGTGAAGATTGAATCTCGCACTGATGAAATGGGTGTGTTACTGACCCTCACGGTTAACAAAGAAGACATGGGAAAAGTCATCGGTCGCCAAGGTAATACCGCTAAAGCAATTCGCTCACTTCTCCGAATCGTTGGCATGCGTGAAAATGCAAGAATCAATCTAAAAATAAACGAGCCAGAGGGCTCCACACATACCCATGACACCAACGCCTAAAGAAAAAACAAAAGTGTCTGATGAAATGGTGATTGAATACCTGTCTCTTTCCGAGATTATCCCTTACTTCAAGAATGCCAAAGAACATCCGCAGAAGCAGATCAAGAAAGTGGCTGCCTCAATCCAAGAGTTCGGCTTCAATCAACCAATCGTCATCGACAAAGAAAAGGTGATCATCGTTGGCCACGGCCGATACCTTGCCGCACAATTCCTCGGGCTACCTAATGTCCCTACCCTCACAATCGACCTGACCGAAGAACGTGCCAAATCGTACCGCTTGGCCGACAACAAACTCAATGAGTCTGACTGGACGATGGAGATCGTGATCGAAGAACTGAAATCACTCTCGCTCCAAATGCTTGATCTCACGGGTTTCGATGCCAACCTTATACTTGAAACCAAAGAAGATAACCCTGACCTCTCGGCAATTGGTACTCCCCAAAGCGTACTCGGTGACATCTACCAGCTCGGCGAACACAAGCTGATCTGTGGTGACTCAATCGATCCGAATACCTACAAAGCGCTTCTCGGTGATGAAAAAGCTCGGCTCATCTTCACTGACCCACCATACTCAATTGACTATCACAGCGTTGATAAAACCAAAGGCAGTAAAGGTCTGACATACTCCTCCGAAAAGTTCGGTGGCACAGGTGGTCGCATCTTCAATGATGACAAGACTCCCGAAGAAGCCCTGAAGTTCTACGAGGAAGTTCTAAAACAGCTCTACGAATTCTCGACTGATGACACGAATCTATATTGGTGGTTCGCATCGCGCCTGACTGAAGTAAATATGCAAGCATGGCACAAAAACAAATGGCACTACTCCCAAACGGTCATCTGGCTCAAAAACAGCATGATCTTCTCTCCAGGTCAAAAGTTCCACAGAATCTATGAACCATGCTTGATGGGGTGGAAGCAAGGTAAAACCTCCTACCAAAATATGACGTTCAGCGCCTACACCGAACTATGGACAACGGGTGGCCTCAAGACATTCGCCGAAAACCTCGATGTCTGGTATCAGAAGCGAGACAACACCAACAGCTACATCCACCCTACGCAGAAGCCCGTACAGCTCGCCGAGCGTGCCCTGAAACGCTCGTCAGAGATAGGCGACATCGTTCTCGATGCCTTCGGTGGCTCTGGCTCCACCCTCATCGCCTGCGAACAGCTTGGCCGTAAAGCACGGCTCATCGAGCTAGATCCAAAGTACGTCGATGCCATTGTCGGCCGTTGGGTCAAGTACAGTGAAAGCCAAGCAGTGATTAAGAATGGTGAAGAAATCCAATGGAATGCATAGATGAAAAACCAGTGGATACGAAGCGCATGACCATCGCGCAGATGACCGAGTTAGTCGGCTACGACCCCATCACAGTCTGCATACAGAATAAGTGGATCGTGATCAATTATCCAACTATGGTCGTACGCATTAGAAAATGGTAAAATAAGACAATAAAACACTATGGGACGCAAATCTAACAATCAAAAATGGCGTGAAGCCTTAAGCGCGGCAAAGAACAAATTGACTCCTGAAGTTGTCCGACAACTCAAGGAAGCATTTGCCATAGGCGCAACAGTCACTCAAGCGTGCTACTACGCGGAAATAGCCGACTCTACCTACTACGATTGGGTATCGAAGAATCCACAGTTAGGGGAGGAGTTCACTAAGATGCGCCAACGCTTGCCCCTAGCCGCCAAAACAAACATCGCTTCTGCCATTCAGAACATGAAAGACATTGGCCTATCCAAGTGGCTTGTGGAACGTACCGAACCAGATGCATACGGCGAAACCCTCAACCTCAAACACCAAGGCGACCTCAATCTCGCCTCCGAGGACAAAGAAGCCCTCAAGTCGTTCCACGAAACCCTACGTGCCAACCTACGCGACCGAAGCCTGAAGAAGGCCAAGGAAGAAGGCGAACTACCAGCATGAAAATAATCCACGAACTACCACCCATATACGATGCCTTGGTGAACGCAGGAATGCGCCCAAGCCTAACCACAATCTATGCATATGGTGATGCAATCTATGCACCAGCTGGCCAACACATCCCCGAAGACCTGATGGTGCATGAATCTACCCATTCTCGACAGCAATCTACTCATCCTGATGAATGGTGGTCTCGGTACATTGACGATCCTTACTTCCGCATCGAACAAGAAGTCGAGGCCTACGCCAACCAGTATCGCTATGTGTGCCGAAACATGATCAAGGACCGCAATGCCCGAGTGCGCTTCCTTACACACTTGGCCAGTGTGCTGTCGGGTCCCATTTATGGCAATGTGATACTACAGTCGGTAGCGTTCGAACGTATTAAAAAACTAGCAAATATATCATGACAAATTGTAACCATCGATTCGTATTAGTGAAAACAGATGTCGACTATACCAATGAGGTTAACCCTACGGTGCCGTCTCAAACATCAGCTGGCGGATCGAGTTCCCATCTTATAGAAGTCCCAAATTCAATCCACGCTGTTGTCGTCTGTGCTTGGTGTGGCCATGTGCGTCACGTCTACGCCAACGGCAACATTAAAGTTATAAAAGAGCATGGCGAAACAACCCAAACAATATAGGGATATCCACGAGTGGCTCATCGGTGAAGAAATCAAAAACGAAAAGGGTGATCCGATTGAATTTGATAGTCACCCGTTCCTCTTTGATATCTACGCAGATCAGGCCAAATACCTGACCATTATGAAAGCCGCGCAGGTCGGCCTTTCAACCGCCTCGATCCTCAAAAACCACTTCGATGCCAAGAAGTATGAGCTGGACATCATCTACACTCTCCCAACTGACGGCGACGTGCGCACCTTCGTCGGCGGAAAGGTGAATCGAATCATTGCCAATAACCTCTCCATGCTCGATGACGTGGCCGACAAAGATTCTATCGAACAGAAACAGATCGGCAAGTCGATGGAATACTTCCGAGGCACATGGACAAAGAAGGCCGCCATCATGGTCACCGCCGACCGCCTTGTCCACGATGAAAAAGACAGCTCCAAGCTTGATGTCATTGCCGACTACCAAGCCCGCCTCCAACACTCCAAACACAAACAAACACACACATTCTCTCACCCCTCACTACCCGAGACGGGTGTACACGCCGACTGGTTGGCGAGCGACCAAAAGCACTGGTTCGTGAAATGTCCGAGCTGTAAGCACTGGCAATTCCTCTCGTGGAACACCGAAGACCCAAATCAAATGTCCATTGACCTCGAACGCCGAGCCTTTGTGTGCAAGAAGTGCCGAGAGATCCTACCCGAGTATGTTCGACGAAATGGCCAGTGGGTCGCCAAATACAAGGATAAGCCGATTTCTGGCTACTGGGTACCCCTCCTAATTGCCCCCTGGATGACCGCAGGTGCGCTTATAGACAAGTTTCGACACCCTGACACCACACCCGAGTTTTGGTGGACTAAGGTGCTCGGTTTGCCCTATGCGGACGGATCCTCCAAACTCCTCCGTAAGAGCTTCTTCCAAAACCTGACTGGCAAACAATGGGCGCCACCCAAAGACGAACGTGTCGTGATCGGTGTCGACACAGGCCTCCGTATTGACTACGTTGTCGGAAACACCAAAGGTCTATTCCACCATGGTGATGCCGAAGACTACTCTGCCCTCGATCTGCTCATGGAACGTTGGCCAAGAGCCATAGCCATGCTCGACGGTGGTGGAGACATCCTGCGTACCCGAGCATTCAAAGAAAAATGGCCAGGGCGTGTCTTCCTCTGCTACCTCACTGGTGACCGAAAGAAAAACGAAATGGTGACGTTCGGAACTGGCGATGAAGCGAGTGCGGCAACAGCTGATCGTAATCGCATGATCCAGTTGGTCGTCGATGAATACCGCACCAATCGCATACCAGTCCACGGGACCGAAGAGCAGTGGTTTGAATACTGGCTCGACTGGAATAATCTCTCAAAAATGAAGGTGCTTGATCCTGATACCAACGTGGTCAAAGGATACAAATGGGTCCGCAATGGGCGTGATCACCGCGCCCTTGCCACAGTGTTCTGGCGCGTTGGAATGCGACGATTCGCTGGTACAGGAAGCATCGTGCAATCCGAAACGGAAGTACGCCCAACAAGCTACATGATCGACCCTAACCAAACAGTATCCTTTGACCCTGATGAGATGTTCATAAAAGGCGTGAATAAAACCCTTGATGAATTGGAAGACTCCGATGACTGGCGAAACGTATAGTTATCCACTACCGACCGCTTGCCACTTGCTCTCTAACACAATAGAATATACGTATTACTAATTAATTTTCATAATCATGAAACAATGCTCAAGTGGCCATGCATGGGATAATGGTGAAAAATGCGACCGATGCGGTGGCGTTGACATCACTGCCCATGCGAGTGTTGAAGATCAACCCAACATGAACGACGAATCAAATACAGTTGAAGAAACAAATTCTCCTGCACCAGCAGAGGAAAGTGTATCTGAAACTGCACCAGAAGAAGTCGCTCCTGCTGAAGATGTAGAGGAAGAGGAATCGGTTGAAACCGAGGAATCTGAATCAGCTGATGAAGCTGCCCCCGCACCAGCCGAAGCGCTCGCCTAGTGCTATGCGCCTGAGACAGATGGTAAGTCGCCAGTTTCATACGCTGGAGAACGTGGTTCGACTCCACGAGGCGCTACATTAAAAAAGAAAGGCCCCGACAAAGTGTCGAGACCTTTCTTTTAATATATTTGCAAAAATAACCCAGATACTACGTTGGGACGCTTTACTCGCATCAAGCGAGGACTGCACTATCCTACAACAAATAGAAACAAAGAGCAACTCTTTTTTGTTATCCACACCCTCGCCTAGTGTGCATCTGTCAAGCTTCTATGTTATATTTATGTCAACGAACTCTTCCATGCATTCCACGTCTGGGTCGCTGAACTTTTATTATCGCTCCGTATTTTTCATATAAAAATAATGACAGAAGACACAGGCGTATCATCATACGTATCCCTTGGATCCGATGTTAATAAATCCAAAGGAAACTTAACCCTTGACACTAAGGAGGGTATTGTGTCCGACAAATTACCTGAACTCGAGCTGGAAATGAAAGATGATGACCTCGTCATACTTCTTGACAAGTACGAAAAGATTTGGAAAGAATCACCTAAAAAACAAGAGTGGGAAAAACAGATTGAAGAGAATGAGAAGTATTGGCTCGGTAAACATTTCGATACACCAAAACTAGATACAAGCCGACCACGTGTTGACAACCTGATATTTGAATCATTAGAAACCTATCTACCACAAATGACTCGGCGCAATCCCGAGCCGATCGTGTCGCTGGCTGAATCAGAAAAAAATGGTCAGAACGAGGACCCTATCAAAACTGCCTACGTTCAAAAAGTAAAAGGCACACTCGCTGATCTTGCTGACAAAAACAAGATGCGCCTCAAGCTTAAGAAAGGCGGTCGCCATTGGGCACTCTATCAGCTCGGTGTAGCAAAGCTTGGCTGGGACCTAGACAACGATATCCCCGTCGTTCGCATTGTGCGCCCAAAGCGCATGATCCTTGATCCTGATGCAACCATTGACGAAGACGGCTACACTGGCAATCGTATCGGTGAGTACCGAAAAATGGAAGCCGATAAGCTCATCTCTATCATCGGTAATGACGAGGAAAAGAACGGCACAGCCATCGCTAAAATCAAAGAACTTGCCAAAGGCGAACTCGGTACGGAAGTACAATTTGTCGAATGGTGGACTCCGCAATATCTCTGCTGGAAACTCGACAAGACAATCCTGCTCAAAAAGAAAAACCCACACTGGAACTACGATCGCACTGAAGTCCCAACTCCTGCCGACCTTGGCTCCGAGGGTGTGAATGTTGATAACTACGGAAACGTCACCGCTGACGAATTCCAAGTCAAAGGCATCAACCACTTTGCTGTGCCACGAATGCCGTACAGCTTCCTCTCGGTGTTCAACCTCGGTGATCAACCAATGGATAAGACCTCGCTCATCGGCCAGAACCTTGCCAACCAAGACAAGATCAACAAACGCAATCGCCAGATAGACAAAAACACCGACCGAATGAACGGCGGCATGGTTGTCTCACTTGCACGCTCTGGTCTCACCGCTTCCCAAGCTAAAGGCATGACCGATGCACTCCGCCGAGGTGGTGTAGTAGTTATACCTGATGGCTCACCTCGTGATGCCATCGATCAGTACAGCCCTAACGGTCTACCTGCCGATGTCTATAACGATTTGGTCGACACCCGAAATCGTTTACGAGACATCTTTGGTGTCACTGGCTCTACGCCAGCTGGCATTGAAAGTGAAAAAACAGTGCGTGGTAAGATCATCACACGTGGTCTTGATGCCGACAGAATTGGTGGTGGTGTGAGCGAATATCTCGAGCAGTTTGCTGACGATATTTACAACTGGTTTGTACAACTCCTCTACGTCTACGATACGGCCTACCAATTTGTGGCCGAAGCAACCCCACCGAAAATCATAGTGTCGGTCAAAGAGGGTTCGCTTCTTCCAAAGGACAGCACCACAATTGCTAACCAAGCCATCGAACTCGGGACCTCAAACAAAATGGCATTGGTTGATATGTACAAACGTCTCGAGTACCCAAATCCCGAGGAGTTAGCCGCCAACGTTTGGCTTGAAACAAACGCACCGCAATTGCTCTACAGTAACAATCCTCTGGTTCAACAGGCCGTACAGATGCAACAACAAGCGGCACAATTAGCACAGGAAGCCGAGTTGCAAAAAGCAGGTATTAAAAATGGTGGGGGCGAATCACCATCTCCGTCACCAGATATTATTAGCGAAGTACCAATCACATGAAACTAAGAAAAATCACACCAAAGACCCATACGCCCATGATGGACATGCCAGCCAAGACGGAATCCAAACCGATTTATCCGAGCTTCCGTATTGAGCTGATTCACCTACCCGAAGCCAAGAAGTGGGAGATCGGCAAGGAATATAAGATCACTCTGAAATTGAAGATGACGGGCATCTCAATTAGTCGATATCAGAATGATTCAGAGTTCGAGATTCACGCCATCGGAATTGATAAAGGATATAACGAGGAAGAAGAATAAATAATGTTCAAAGATGTCGTCTCGTAGCCAGCGACTATAAACAAGTAGCCACGGAGTCAATTAATCTATATAATAGAAAATGAACGAAACAACACCGACGGAGTTCAAGCAAGAGGGCGAACCAGCCTTCCAAGCCGAGAACACAGAGAATGATAACTCTGCCGAATCGTCAACGGAAAAAGAAACGATCACTGATCAGTCCCAATCGCAAGAGGGGAAAGAAGACTCTGGCGCAACGGGCGAAAAAAGCCCAAAAGATGATAGTGAAGAAGACGCAGGATTCGCATCTCATCCTCGCTGGAAAGAGCGAGAGAAAGATTGGGATAAACGCTTCAATGAACAAGAGAAGCGCCACGTCGATGAGTTTGACGACTTGCGCAAGGAAATGGATGTGAAGATTGCCGCTCGCGCTTCACAAGCCGAGGGTGAACTTCCAGCAATTCCAGGGTGGTTTGGCGGTACAGAAGATGAATGGAAAGAATATCGGACATACGAAGATACCCGCACAAAAGAAGCTGAAGAACGTGCAGTGACTCGCTTCACTGCCAAGCAGTCTGAAGAACAGAAAGCAATTGACGATGCAACTAAGTACTTAAATGATACAGTTGGTGAAATCGAAAGCGACAAGACGATCAACCCGAAAGGCGAGAAAGTCGACAGAAACAAACTGCTGAAATTCACGCTTGATAACGACCTAGTCGACAGTAAAGGTCACTGGAATTATAAAGTGGCTTTCAAACTTATGAAGACCATGCCAGCATCAACCGCTACTGAAGACAAGGACGAACGGAAGAAAATCGCAGGCGCTACTACGTCAGAAAACCGAGGGGAAACCAAACAACCTGCAGTCACGACGAGCACAGACTTTTCAAAACCAGGCGCTCGTCCTTGGTAAATTATTCACTTAATATTAAAAATCATGGCAGAATTATACGGACAAAGGATTCAAACCACAGTGCAGACTAAATATCTACCTTTCGTGGTTGACACAGTCCTCAATTCCAACGTTCTCTTCCAACGCGTTGTACGCGGTGCGAAGAAATGGGGTGGTCGCACATTGCGCGTTCCGATCAAGGTTTCTAAAAACACGACAGGTCAATCCTTTCGTGGATTTGATACTTTCTCGGTAGCAGCAACTGACAACCGACAGTTTCTCGAGTTTACACCTAGCTTCTACCAGATTACTTGTGCGCTTCCAGGCGACGAGCTATCTGTTGCAGATACAGAGGACAAGGTGCTTGACCTCATGAAGCTTACAATCCAGTCCGACACCGAAGACATGGCCGACGACCTCGGTACCATTTTCTACGCTGACGGAACTGGTAATGGCAGTAAGGACCCATTAGGTCTAGCCGCACTCGTTGACGACGGCTCGGCCGTTTCAACGCTCGGTGGCCTCTCACGATCAACATTCACGACTCTACAGTCGACTGTTACTGCATCGTCAGGAGTCATCTCACTCGCAAAGGTTGATACCCTTTGGGCAGCTGTCACCTCTGGTGCGCAGAAGCCTACGGCTATCTTCACTACCGAGTCAGTGTTCAACTTCTATGGTCAACTCTTAAGACCAACAGAGAGGATCAACAAAGAAGCATCCCGAATGAAAGGTGGTCTATTCGGTACTACTGGTTTCACAGCTCTCGATTACAACGGCAAGCCTGTCATTATGGATGAAAAGTGTACCTCTGGTGCATTTATCATGGTTAATGAGGACTTCGTTGAATGGTATGCTCTTCCGTTTTTCAACGCGAAGCCAGTCACATACAAGTCCCAAATCGAGGGAAATGATTACGAGGCGCCTATCGGTCTTGGCTTCTCGTGGTCTGACTGGATTGTTCCAGCCAACGCTGGCGCAGTAGTCGGTCACGTCTATTTCGGTGGTCAGTTCATAACTACCAACCCGAAGAGGCACGGCAAGCTTACTGGCATCACAGGCGTTTAGGTATTATTAGGTTTCTCCCTTGACCTCGGGTCAATAAAATGATTACGAGAGAGGGTTAAAATAAAAAAACAAATGGCAGTCTTAACAGAAGGTTTGGTTGAGGACTTCATCCCAGTTGTCCGATATCACGGCCTCAATACCAACAAGAACATCAAAGTAGGCGGTTCCGCTACTGTTGATTTGTCCGAATCCACAGGAACATTCAAGTTTCCAACGGGAGTAACCTCAGGACTTAAAAGAGCAGTTACACGAGGTTCTTCCTCGACTCACACACTGCTTGTGGGTGACTCAGGAATGGTTTTTGTCGCAATGCTTGGCTCATCCACGCAGACATACACACTTCCATCAGTTGCTACAGCAGGGGTTGAATTTACCTTTGTCTGTGGACACGCTTCAGGTGAAATTCTAGTTACCACAGCAGGTACAGACCCGCTTGTAATGACCACACTGACATCAGTCGGAGCAGACATCGACAGTGCGATTGTTTCAGTAACTACAGGTATTAAAAACACCGCAGCTACTAATGCAATCGGAGATACTTTGACCATAGTATCTGACGGTGTAACTTGGTTTGGTCTTGGTATCACTTCAGGTATCTGGGCTACCCAGTAGGTCGAATTATTAATTAATCTTAGAATTACAATCATGTCAGAATCAACATTAGTAGGACCAACGACAATAGTCGGCGCAGATTTGAGATCAAATCTTGCAACGGCAGTACATCAGATTGGTACCTATGTAGAAACAGCAGACGGTCGTGGTTTTCGTTACGCTAAAATAGGCGCAACGGCAACAGTGCCAGGCAAGCTATACGTAGCCGCAGCTTGGGACAGCACCAACTTTGCTCCAGTAGGAGGCCTTGAAACAGCGGCAGCTGCAATAGGCGACACCACAGTTACAATCACTACCAGCACCACAGTTGCAGCAAATTTGCTCGCAGGTGGCTACTTGGTAACGGATATAACTCCAGGACAAGGTTACACCTACCGCATCAAAAGCAATCTCGCTTCGTCAGCAGGAAACTTGGTGATCACATTAGACGATCCAATCGTTGTAGCTCTCACAACAGCTTCAAATGTGGTTCTTGTTAAACACCCTTACGATCAAGTTATTGTATCGCCAGGTGGTGCTTCAACAGGACACCCAGTAGGTATCGCGAACACAATCATAACTGCGGCGCAGTTCGGTTGGGTTCAGACATACGGAGCTTGCGCGATTCTAGCAGGTGTGGCTACCAGTATCTCCCTCCCAGGAGTACCAGTAGTACCAAGTGCTTCAACAGCAGGTTCAGTAATCGTTGCAACAGCTATTCTTCCAACAATCGGTTGGGCGATGCAGTTGATGACAGCGACAGAGTATCAAATGATATATCTGACAATTCACTAGAGGTTAATTTCTCTCTTGGCTCTGCTCCTTTACGGGGGCAGCGACCAGGAGAGAATCCAGCGCTTAATAAATAACTCCGTTCGCTGGACGGATTCGGCACAAAAAGCAAGTGATTGCCGCCTTGCACAACTCAAAATGGAAACAGCATTATTCACCAATTTCTCATCAGAAGAATTCATCTGTGCTTGGGATGGCAAAGTCAGGAAATTTACGCCAGGCCAATCTATCTATCTACCCGACTATCTAGCGCACCACTTCGCCAAACACTTGACGAATCGTGAGCTGATCAAGACAGGCAAAGAGAGATCTACATCCCCTAAGTTCCCCGATCAAGAACCACACTTCATGGAATTGTTCAACAAGGCATACACGCCTGACGAATCCAACGAGTTTGGCGAAAAGAACGAGGAAAAGAAATATGATCTCGACACCCTCATCAATGTAACCAACAAAAATCGCGAGACTAAATCTGCAGTTGCAGGTCCACAGGACCCGAACGAACCACAGATGATCCCCTCTCCCGATGAAGATGAAGACGGTGATGAGGAATCGTTCGAAAATAAGCCCTTAGAATAATTAATTAATCACCATGGCACCAATAGATTACGGCACACCATTCTCCGAGACAGCTACACATGCCACTTCGGCTGTGGCTTCTCATGCGGGTGTAGCTGTCAAAACGTTTTATATTACAGATATTGCTGCGAGTACCGATAAAGCTGGGGCACTTCTCCTTGTAAAACAAGGAACGACTGTAATATGGCAACTACAACTAGCGGCAAGTGCGGCTGGAAATTTGGCATATTCACATAGCTTCAAAGTTCCGCTCAAGGCAGAGGTAGGCGCTCTTGTGAGTGTCACGATCGACGGTACTTCTGTTTGCAACGCAAATATTGCAGGATACGAGATATAAACCACTATGAAGCTCCTTACTCCAAACGAGGTAGATAAAGAAAAAACTCGGCTTGAAACGGAGCGAGTATCTAGAATTGGGAAAATCCAAAAAGAAGAGTCCGAATCGGTTCGGCGCTTAAACGATGCTTTGACAAAAGAAAAAAAAGAAATGGATCGGCTCAAGTCTGATACCACAGTTGCTGAATTGAGGGCGAAATTGAATATAGAAAAGATGGCCTTAATCGGTGAAGTAAAATCACTTGAAAATCGAAAAGAAAAAGCCTTAGAACCGATCATTGAGCGAGAGAAAGAATCGGAAGTATTAATCTCGCAACTGAAGTCATCCCTTGATAAAGTCAACACTCGTGGGGATGCCTTAAAAGTTAGAGAAGATGAGTTATTAGAGCGTATCGAATTGGTTGTTGACAGAGAGTCAGAGTTGCCCATCTTAGAGCAGAACCTTGAAAAGAGGAAGAAAATTATTGAAGTATCCGAAACGGAAATCAGCAAACAGACAAAAATACTCGGAGAGAAGTGGGTGGAATACCACACGCAAATACACGAATCAAATGCCGATCTGGCTAGACGTGAGAAAGAGGTCGAAGACGGTAATAAATCAAATGCGGTCTATGCAGATACTCTGTCCAAGAAAGAATTAGAACAGACTGCTCACGATCGTCAAATTGCAGATCGATATGCCACTCTTGGTCGAGCAACTGCAGAGTTAGAAAAGAAAACAAATGGCTGAAGCAAAAATTGATAATAATAGAATACCGACAATACAAGGAGTGCTCAATACCGATGGTGTTACTCCAACTAATGTCAAAATTGACCCAACGACTCATGCACTTTTTGCCAGTGATGGAGCATCGGGAAGTGATTTAGGAAATGATAGTGCATATAGAGATGACAACGGAAATCCAACTTTAATCGCCACAGATGTGAATAATAATATCATTCCACTCTATGTAAATTCAAGCGGTCACTTAATGATACAATCAACATAAATTTATGGCTGAAGCAAAACGAGATCAAAACTACATTACGACCTTACTAGCAGTCAGCAACGCTGATGGTGTAACTCCCGTTGTGCTATGGGCTGATCCGACCACACATCGACTTTTAGTAGACCTCCCTGCTGGTTCAGGTACGGTTACCTCCGTTTCGGTAACAACCGCCAACGGTGTTTCAGGCACTGTTGCCACAGCCACGACAACCCCAGCTATCACTATCGTTCTCGGAGCAATTACACCTTCTTCGGTAAACATTTCAGGACTAACGGCTTCCGAACTTGTCGCTACCGATGCTTCTAAAAACCTTGTCTCTCTCGCAGTCGCAACCTATCCATCACTCGTGGAACTGGCCTATGTCAAGGGTGTCACCTCTGCGATTCAGACACAGCTGAATGGGAAACAAGCGTCAGGTTCGTATGGACTTACAACCAGTCCTCTTTCACAATTCGCCGCTACCACTTCGTTACAATTGCTCGGAGTTATTTCTGACGAAACAGGAACTGGTTTATTGGTCTTTGGAACAGCTCCAACCTTTGAAACATCGATAACTTGTACCTATCTAACTGCTTCTGAAATCTTAATTACCAACGCTTCAAAGGGTATAATTTCTGCTCCAGTTGCAACATATCCTTCTCTTACGGAATTATCTTATGTCAAGAGTGTAACCTCTGCAATCCAAGCTCAGTTGAATGCTAAAGCAGCAACTCTATCTGGCACTACAAATGAAATAGCATACTTCTCATCTTCTACTGCAATAGCTTCTCTAGCAGTTGCCACCTATCCTAGCTTGACAGAATTGGCTTATGTAAAAGGTGTAACAAGTGCCATTCAAACTCAACTCACTGCTAGACTCCCCCTAGCAGGAGGAAATATGACAGGTAATATAACCCTAGGAGAAAACACTTCTATTGCCTTAGACCCAGCAGGTTCAGCAGATGGAAAATACACAGGTATCACAGTCACAGGAACAGCAGGAGCAACTCTCGCCTTCGGTGATTCAGTCTACCTAGCAGTAGCTACAAGTAAGTGGGTTCTTACTGATGCAGATGCTCTGGCAACAGCAGGAGGTGTCATGGTGGGAATGTGTGTCTTGGCAGCTAACGACACACAATCAACAACCATCCTCCTCCAAGGAATAATCCGAGCTGATGCAAAATTTCCTGCTCTTACTATCGGTGCAACTGTTTATTTAGGAGAGACAGCAGGTGCTATCCAAGTAGCAATACCTACAGGTGCTGACAACATTATTAGAGTGTTGGGATATGCCTTAACCGCTGATGAGATTTATTACAATCCATCTGTCGACTGGCAAGTAACCGTAGCTTAGAAATATATGAAATTCTCTCCATACTGGCATTTAGAAATGTTGATAGCAGTACCTGTAATCATAGTGTGGACAGTGTTACTGGTAATTATTGCAATGAAATAATATGGCTACAACAAAAGTATTAGCAATAGGTGGAGGAGGCGGAGGGGGAGGTCAAGCTGGAGGAGCTGGAGGTGGTGGTGGTGGATACCAATACAACGCAACCTTTACTGTAACAGCACAGGCATACTCTATTGTTGTCGGAGCTGGTGGAGCAGGTTCTGGTGGTGGGGCTGGTTCAGACGGAGTAGCTT